CAGGATTTAATGACCAAGGATATGAGAGATTTAACTCCCGAGGATGTAACTCCGATTTACCGACGCAACTATTGGGATGCCGTCAAAGCTGATGACTTGCCCACTGGTTTAGATTGGGCTGTGTTTGATTGGGGTGTCAACTCTGGTCCGGCTCGTTCTGCTCGTAGCATTCAAACAATAGTGAAAGTGAAAACTGATGGTGCTATTGGTAAAATGACACTAGCCGCAATCGCAAGTCACGATGCGGCTAGTTTGATAGATGCTATGCACGATAGACGGCAGCGGTTTTATGAGAAGCTCAAAGGTTTTGAACATTTTGGGAAAGGCTGGACCCGTCGCAATCAAGAAACTAAAGAACAAGCTCACGCATTACTCAACCAATGATATTGTTCTCTCTCGTCCCTTGCGACCCCGTTGAAGATATCCCCTCTCCTCTAAACGCACCACTAAACCATGAGTATTAGAGTGCGCTCGTGAGGGAAGTATCTGTTGGTCATCGATTTGACCTAGTGCGATTTCACGATAAGAGGGTGTATAACCTTTTGCTCTCACGAAAGCTTTGATAAAACTAAGCACTTCGGTTTGTTGTCTCGTCAATCCTTCCTTCATCGTCTACTCCAACTCTTGAAAATATTTATCTACAGTTGAAAAACATTTTTGACTTAAACTTTCTTCCAAAGACATAAGCGCATCCCAGTTTTCATTTTTAAGTTCACTAAGATAATTTTGTAACTGAACTTTTTCAAAACCAGATGCCTTGCGAATATTCTCTGCACCCTTGCAAAACCTATCGGTAAATGCTTCCTCGCTATCAAAAACCTCATCATCCTTCTTGGGTATCTTCATAACGATAGAAATACCCTTGTTTTCCGATACTGATTCAGCGGTTACCTGATTAGTAGCGTTTTCAGAGTCACCCACGGCATCAATAAAGTTTTGTACATGATTACCATCAGGTGCTATGTAAGGAGGCTGTACGGGCTTCTGAGAGGGTCGTTTTTCAGAGGTAGGGTAGTCCTTCGCTTCTTCGGTTGTAATCAGTCCCTTTATCGCATCTGGAAACGCATCTCGTAGAGCAAACCCCCTTGCCCGGAGTTTAAGCATTCGATTTGGGTAACTTTGCCACGGTCCTTTCTTGCCTAACAGACCAGCTCTCTTGGCTTCTTCGATACTAAATGTTGCGCGAGTGTTTTCAATCTCACCGTTTGCCATCTCACGACGCACCTCACACACAGCCGTAGTATCTTCTATGTATTCATAGATACCCCGGAACGCTTTGTGCGCTTTGACTAACGCCAACATACTATCGCCCCAGATTGAGGGCTTGCCATTTATGACGGCAATATTTTGCAAGGCTTGCATTGGAGCTAGACCTAGCTCGTACCCCCACTGGATTGCGACTAGTGTGTTGTGTGGTTTACCCTGATATGCTTCCGGGACCATGCCCGATTTGCTTAACGTCTCAGCAAACTCTTTTGCTTCACTCAAACTCGTAGGCTCTAACGTAGTTATTTTACTCATTGCTTATCTCCTTCAAAGAGAAACTTGTGCTATCATACATAATACCCGTGCCAACTTGTTCTTTCCGCTCACGCTGCACCGTCTCTGATTTTATTTTAAAATTATTTATTGTGGCTCGTTCAATACCAAGGCCATCAAGAGTCATAACAATAGCCTCTTTGATATCTTCTTTAACTTTTTTCCATTCACTCTCTTCAGCCGAAGCTTTCAGGTAGTTATTACACATAGTTAAAAAATCTATATTTGTGTCCGGCAATTTTTCCTTAATGTCGACATACTCAGGCTCATCTTTGTCGACTAATAATGGGTAGTCCATATCATTATCAATGAAGTTCCAGAATATATCATACGCTGTGAACATTTGGGTAACGAGCTGATTATCTCTTGGCAACGGATAAAAGTGCAATTTACCCTTCTGGTCCATGCAAGCCACAATGCCCCAATCGTGTCCACTACAAAGCATTTGATGTTGCACTTGTATTATCCACTCTTGCCGGCAATAACCTTCATGGTAAAAGTCTGTTTTGATTTCGCAGATACCCTCACCGTCAAGGACATAATCACCTAGATGTAATTCTTTTTCTAACGTGATTATTCTATCAATAGAGGCACCTATCAAAAGCTGCTTATCACGGTAAGCATCTGTCGGCTCAAACATATCTACTTTGCCATCTGTTAAAATCTCAAGCTCTTCTTTTGCCCATGTTGCAACAGAATGTTCTAGGTGCGTACCTCTACGTAAAGCCTTAATGTTCCGGGGTGTAGTTCTCAGTATCTCTACCCCGGCTCTTATTTTTCTAAACTCATCTAATTTTTTCTGACGAGTATCTCCAAATTTATTTTTGCCAAGAACAATTATTGGAGCCTCTGACGAGCTAATCTCGTAACCGGTTTTAGTAAATTTAGGCATACTAAACTCCGATATTGTTATAATAGCAAACGTCATCAAGAGCGCATAAGCCCCAGATAAGTGCATAAATTGTAAGGATAAATCCCAAGCACAAGATTAGAGCTAGGACTGTCTGACAGATTTGCCAGAATACACCTACTAGAGGTCGTTGTATTTTTGTCCCAACTCCGTCAATATATATTATGCGACAAAAGTAGTTTAATAGTAGCATTTGCTTTACCTTTCCATATTACATACACTAAATGTATATTTACATATACTATGTGTTTATTCCAAGTCTTCTCTTGCGTTGACCGCTGGCACACCAGCAGTTTCAACTAACCTCCCGTTATCGTAATCGGTGAATGAATGCACACCTCGCGTACGTGGGTCTTTCGGATAGGTATGGTTCAAACTCACGTTAGTAAAATGAACCGAGCCTTGTGCGTAAATCATCTTATCTACGCTTTTAAGGCTATTGCTTTGCATAATGCGCTCTATTTCATCTGCACAACCTCGCAAAGCTTTGATAGCTTGAGGCAGATGAGATGGATGCCATAAGGGAACATCGATGCGTTTTTTATATTGCATCAAGCCCCTTCTTATAGCATAAGCCGTCGGATTATATTTTATCTTTTTGTTAGCCATACTTTAACCTTATGTTCATAATTAAGAATAAAAAAAAGACTGTCAAATTGCTCCGGCTACATTTTGTAAATAGTGATGACGAATTTTGTCCTTAACAAAGACAGCATTTCTTGAATGCCAGACTCTAAAATATTGCCCTGACAGACCTGAGTTTTCATTAGCCAGCCACCAGCGCATCGCATAGTGTCTAAACGCTTCAATCCCATGCTGGCTCAACCTTACAGACTTTGCATCGGATATCACCCAGCGTTCAGCTACAGCGTCCTCAACCACTTTATGCACAAACCCTCTGGATAAATTTAATCGCTTACAAATAAACGATTTCGTGTATTCACTGTTTACGGAATGCTGTAAATACAGAAGACGCATTATGCTCATTTTTTCGTAAGTTGACTTGAAATAACCGATGCATTTACGGTATTTACTGTCGTAATTTTCATCATTATTGGCACCTAACTGCATATAAGCTAATGTCTCGCAGTAATCGTTCCAAGCGTTTAAATTACCTTGCAAAGGTATGCCGGGTGGCATCGTAAGCCCGGCTATGTAATCTTCATTTCGCATTTCATGCATATTAATCAGACGCTGGTCGCGATGCGACATTGCTGGTGGGGCTTGCGCCCAATCCTCATCCCCATTGATATGCTCGTCTTTTGTGTAATTATCTTTATTCATTTTAGTTCTCCTCTAGTTTTTTTATGTAGTTTCTAACTGATGGTGGATGCCATGGCGCTCGTCTGGCAAGGTCCGGGTTACGCATTTTAGTCGGGGATGGCACTCCCATGGAGTTGAGTTGTTCGGATATTTGCCGGTAGCTCATACCCCTCCCCCTTAAATGCATAATGATATCTTCTACTTGTTCAGCTCTTTGTTTAAACTTTGCCTTTTGAGCATCATTGCCTTTTTTACTTGTGTCAAGAATGCTATCATTGTTGCCGAGCTTGGTAATGGTTTTGCCTTCTTTGGTAACATACTCACCCTTAGTTTCGATTTCATGCTTGATGCGCTCTAGGCTGCGCTTGGTATTCTCTGAGATGCGTTTGCGCTGATACTCGTCAAAGGTAGCTCGGAAGTGTACCGATTGCTCGTCCATATAAGGGTCATCAACGACAACCATTTTGATATGCCCCTTCTCTACCTCTTGAGAAAAGAAGCGCAGTGCTTGCCAGTGATATCGTGCAAGACGCGAGAGAGAATAGATTAAAAACGTAGCGCCTGTCTTCCGGCAGTAATTGATACAGTTCTGTAATTCTTCTCTGTTGTCCCAGTCTTCGGTCGATGAGACACCCTCTTCTTTAAACCATTTAACCTCATGGTCACCGCCATTGAGGTAGGTGTGTATGCCGTGCATCTGATTCTTGACAGATTGCTTGTCAGTTGAAGTACGCACATATATACCAAACTTTCCTGACTTGGGCATCCCATGTTCTGGCCTATGCATCACCATAGCTCTCTCCTGTGAATTGTTTATGTGCATAAAGGTATGCAAACTTAATGGCTTGCTGCTCGTCATAGGTATATAAATAGTCTACTTGCTGATAATTTTCATAGACAGTAACGCTATAATATCTCGCGTCGGATAAGCCTGTTCTCATTTTAACGTAAGTTTTCTCGAAGTCCTTTTTGTCGTATTCACACACGCATCTATAAGTACCGTCGTCCATCAATTCAAAACTCGGTTTTTTTAATGCTACGAACTCATCATATTCTTGGTTAAGTCGATTCAATACTTCCATTTTACCCTCCTAAATTAAATTGACACCGCCAACGATGTCACCATCGTCACGCAATTCGCATTTGCCTGTTGAGTAAACTTCATCAGCATCGAAATTAAATCTTTTTGCGTATTGGTTGAGTTCTTTTTTGCCAGTTATATGAGTTCTTCCCTGACCATCTTGAAACCACATGACAAACTCATTAGCTAGCCGTCGCGCTTTTGCGAACCTTCTAGCCTCATTCCAGTCACTGAAATGTTTCTCTTTGACATGACCTTTATTGTTAGCATCATCCCATATCACTGTGAACATCCCTCTATTACGGATTAAAACTTCACCCATTCTGCCGTCGACTTGGTAACTATACATTTTGTTTATCTCTTTCATTTAATTCACTCACCGTTCATCTTGTGTTCTGATTTACTTAGAATATAGGTGATGTTATCCAATAGTACAAGTACTAATTGTAGGGATAAGTAAATTTTGTCTAAGTTCAACAATGTAAAGGTCGAGATAGACGGCTATAAATTTGATAGCAAGGCAGAGGCAGCACATTATCTTTATACATTAAAACCATTATTGGAATCCGGTGAAATCAGTAACTTGAAGGTTCATCCTAGATATCCGATTGAAGTAAATAGGATTAAAATATGCACGTATATAGCAGACTTCCAATATACGAGAGTGAACGTACAACCCCCAGAGGGCGAGATGATAGTCGAGGATGTAAAGGGGTATCGGACGGAAATTTACAAACTAAAAAAGAAACTCGTAGAAGCGACATATGTAGGACTGAAAATCTCGGAGATATCGCCCAAACCGTATCGCTCCGCAAAATTGTAACCGTTACAGCCAAGCATTTAGATATCCCTACGAGTGTCATACTTGGAAGGCGAAGAACAGCCGATATAAGCTATGCACGGACCTTATGCTATCTGTTATCTGCAAACCTAACAGGCTACAGCCTATCCGCTATCAGCCGGTCCTTTGATAGAGACTACTCTACTATCGTGCATATGTACAAACAGGCAAAGGCACGGCTCAAAACGGATGAGCAGTTTGCACGAGATTACAATACGATAGTTACTAGGCTATCAGAATGAGCCTACGTCAGAAACCTATCATAGTTGATTGGCATCAAAAGCTTGCCCAAGGCGAGGCTTTTGAAAAGGTAATGATAGATTTCTTCCGGGCAAGAGGACATGAGGCTTTTAAGTGCGAAGACAGAAAGTATGATTTGCGAGTAAATCTACACGTACCCTATTATGGATACATCCCCATCACCGCTGAATGCAAAAACGATATTGAGGCCGAGCGTACCGGCAATCTTGCGATACAAACAATGGATAACAACAAACCCTCCGGAGTACATCCCAAAGGCCCAAACCCAGACTTGTGGGTTCATGGTATAGGCTCCGAAGTCTGGATAATCAAAACCAAAATTGTACAAGAGCTGGTCGAGCGCTTCGGTCGCAC